AAAGACGGCAATCGTCGATTCAGAACGCTCTATATTGAGGTCGCCCGCAAGTCAGGGAAAAGCACGCTCATGGCGGGCGTCGGCCTGCTGGCCCTCGTGGCGGACCATGAGCCGGGAGCCGAGGTATATTCTGCGGCCACAATGAGAGATCAGGCCAGGATTATTTTTGACGAGGCAACGAGAATGGCCCGTGCCTCGCCGTTCCTCCGTGCCAGGCTCAACATTTTCCGGCGTAACCTGAGCGTGGACTCTACCGGCAGCAAATTCGAACCGCTCTCGGCTGACGATAAAACCTTGGACGGCCTCAACCCGCACTGCGTCTTGATCGACGAACTTCATAAACACCGGAACCGAAATGTGCTCGATGTGCTCGATACGGCAATGGGTTCCCGACGACAGCCCATGTTGTGGATCATTACGACAGCGGGAGATGAAAGCCCCGAAACCGTCTATGCCCAGGAGAACGCCTACGCCCAGCAGGTTCTTCAGGGCACTGTCCAGGATGACCGCTACTTCGCGTATTTGGCAACGCTGGACAAGGGCGATGACTGGGCTGATCGATCTGTTTGGATCAAGGCAAACCCAAACCTCCATATCTCTGTCAAAATGGATGATTTGGAGCGGCAGGCTCAGAAGGCAGCAGAAAGCCCAGCCGCTCTGGTGGCATTCAAACGGCTCCGACTGAATGTAAGGACAAGCGATGCTTATAGAGCTATCGACATGGATGTCTGGCGCCGCAATTCTGGCGGCACATTTGACCCTCATCTATTGGCAGGTCGTCGCTTCTATGGCGCCGTGGATCTATCGTCCAAGCTTGACCTTAGCGCTTGGGTCCTGCTCTTCCCGCCCGTAGGCGAGGAAACGAAATTCCGCATTGTCTGCCGCTTCTGGATGCCCTCTGAGAACATCAATCAGAAGAGCGCACGGGATAAAGTGCAGTACCGGCGCTGGATTGATGATGGTTTCATCGAGGTGACCGAAGGGAACATCATCGATCATAGCCAGATCCAGCGCGCGATCCTGGAAGACTGCCGTATCTACGATCCTGTGTCGGTGGCCTATGACCCGTGGAACGCCACTCAGCTCGCCAAGACGCTGTATGGCGAAGGGCTGGAGATGGCCGAGTTCATCCAGGGGCGGAAATCTTACACGGCGCCAACGAAAGAGCTTGAGGCTATGCTTCTGGCTGAGAAACTGGATCACGGCGACAACCCAGTGTTGACCTGGATGGCCAGCAACTTGCAGGTCGAGTGGGACAAGAACGACAACAAGATGCCGAGCAAAAAACATTCCATAGGTAGAATCGATGGGATGACGGCAATGACGATGGCTATAGGCCGCTGGCTGCTGGACGATCAGAACGCCGGCCTTGACGGCTTCCTGGCCAATCCAATCCTCTAAAATCGCGGAGACGGCCGATGCTGGGCAAGCTGTTCATGAAGGCCGTCTCGACGCTTGCTGGGAACGTGGGCCTGACGGACCCGCGGCTTTACACGTTCCTGTCCGGCGGCCCGACGTTTGCCGGTGAGAGCGTGACGCCGGAAACGGCCATGCGCCTTGATGCCGTGTTCGCGTGCGTGAGGTTACTGAGCCAGACGATTTCGACGTTGCCGCTGGTGTTCTACAAGCGCAACGCCGACGGCCGGGGCGTCGCTGCCCGCGATGAGCCCATGTATGCGCTGCTGCACGACAGGCCGAACAGCGACATGACGGCCGTGACGTTCTGGCAAGTGATGATTACGGCCTTACTGTTGTGGGGAAATGGGTATGCAGCGATCGAGCGGCGCCGCGATGGTTCGGTGATTTCGCTTAACCCGCTGCTGCCGGACCGTCTCACCGTGCAGCGCCAGGCGGACGGCTCGATCGAGTATCGCTACAATACGCCCAATGGCGTGGAAACCTACGACGAAAAGCAAATCTTCCACATCAAGGGGTTTTCGGTTGATGGCGTTGTCGGCCTGAGCCCCATCACCCAGGCACGGGAGACGCTGGGCATCAGCCTTGCGGCGGAAAAGTCGGCAGCCAGCTTCTACCGGAATTCGATGCGGCCGTCCGTGGTGTGGAATGCGCCTGGCTACCTTGGCGAGAACCAAAGGAAGCGCGCAAAGGACATCATCGAGGAATTCAGCGGCTCGGTGAATGCCGGCAAAACCCCGTTGATCGAAGGTGGCTGGAAGCTCGAAACCCTCACCATAAACCCCCAGGACGCGCAATTACTTTCCACCCGCGCGTTCTCCATCGAACAGATCTGCCGCATCTATGGCGTTCCGCCAGTCATGATCGGCCACGCCCAAGGACAAACTGCCTGGGGCAGCGGGTTAGAGCAACTCGGTATTTGGTTCCTTACTTACACGTTATCACCAATACTTAGGAATGTTGAGCAGGAGGTGACCCGTTCCTTGCTCGATCCCATTGAGCGCATGATGTTCTACGCAGAGTTCAACGCTGATGCGCTGCTCCGGACAGACAGCATCAATCGCGCCTCGATGATGCAGATCTTGGCGCTGAACGGTCTGCGTTCGCGCGACGAACTGCGGGCGCTGGACAATCTTGGCCCTGTGCCAGGCGGCGATATCATGACGGTGGCGGCCAACCTGCTACCGCTGGATAAAATTGGCCAGGTGGCCGTCATGCCGAAGGAGAAGGAGGTTAGCGGCCCACCGGCCAACCCGCCCGCAGAGCCAACGCAGAGCCCTGTGACGCCCCCGCATGCCAAGCCGCCGCAGCCTGAGCAAAGGCAAGCGGCATGACCCTGGAAGCCAAAGCCGGCTTCCGGGCTGACGAGGACCGCGACGAACACGGCCGCTGGTCCGCCACCGGTACGCCTGGCAGCGTCCTGCTGATGCCCTCCAGGCGCATCATGGGGGCCAACAACACGGGCGATCCCCTGTCCATCCATGTGAACCCGCGGCCACCCGGCATGAGCCGCATCATCGAACAGGCGACGACCCCCGGCTACCTGCGAAGCATCACCCTTGATGGTGGGTCCATCGCGGTGGCGGACGCGATGAAGACGACGCATCAGGAGATCTACGACAACCTGGCCAGCCAGGCCCATCCGCTGCTGCAAACCCGTGAGCAGCACCATTTCGCGACGAGCGGGCGCAACAACCTGTTCGTGAGCGCGGGGCCAAACGAACCGCACTGGTTTCGGGACAGGCTTATAGGCGTTTATAACTACGATAACCGTTTGACGCCGGCCCAGTGGCCACCCGGCATGCGGCGGGCGTTGATCATTCCTGGCCAGACCAAGAGCACGGCGATCGAAGAGCCTGATCTCAAGTTTAACTTCAATCCATCGGAACTCCGGGATAGCGCGGGCAGGTGGGCATCGACTCTCAGCGATCCCACGAGTTGGCCCTCGATTGGCGTCAGCGCAGCCACCCTTGCAACAACCCCGATTGCCTATGCGCTGTCAAATTCAACGGCCGTTCATGTCCTGTTGGTCGGCCGGACGCTCGTGGCTGCGCCAGTCCTCGGTTACATCGTTTACCAAAAACTCAAGGCCCGCCATCCCAACAACGAGCTGACGATTCGCTCCGGGTCTGATGAGCCGATCCCGTTCGCCGGGAAGAAAGTTGGTGTCTATCACCGCGGTAAGCGGCTTCCGCCTGATGCGATTCCCGGACCGGTCAAGGAGGCGCTGCGCATGCGACGTGGTCCAAAAGTTGCGGCGCCACTGGGCACCAAACGGGGCTTCGACCCGGACGAGCCGCGCGATGCTGAAGGCCAGTGGACCAGCAGCGGCGGTGGCGGTGGCAGTTCCGGCGAGGAAAAGCTGGCCTGGCCGCATCGGGTCCATACCACCACGGAGGCGGGCGACGCGCATACGGTCCACGTCAACCCCCGTCCGAGCGAGGCTGATAAGCTCGGGAAGTACACCGACCACGTGAATGCATTGGTGCTTGGCCACAACATCGCTGCTGGCACGGCCAGTCATGACGATATTCTGCACGGGTTGATCAAGGCCGGACATCATCTCGTATCGACTTACCAGCAGCGGGCCGAAGCCAAGGCGCCCCACAACCGGCTGGTGTTCAAGCGGAACAACCCGAGTGTCGTTGACAAAATGCTTGGGGCAGAAAAGCCGTTCCCCGAATGGCAAGCTAAGTATAGCGGCTATTTCAATCAGGGTTTGGTTGACGAAAGCCATTGGCCGCGGGCGGCGAAGGTGGCCTTCGGGGTCAATGCGGGCCTGATGATTCCAGGCATCTTCCGGACACGCAATCCACCGCTGCGCCTGCATCTCGCGCCGCGCCTGCGGCTGCCGTCCCCTGTCATAAGGCTGAGCGCGCCCATGAACCCGGACCTGAAATTCAACTTCCAGCCGTCCCAGCCGCGCGATTCTGTGGGCCGCTGGACCGCTGGTGGCGGCGGCTTCGACCCGGCATACCAGACGTTCAGCCGTATAGGCAGGCGTCTCGGTAATCGTTTTGGCAAGATGCCGCTGTCACCCGGCTTCCTGCCGCATCCCAAGGGCGAGATATGGGTCAACCCGTCTTCGGCGCGCATTGTCAAGCTGTCGCGGAGCCAAGGAGGCGTCGGCGAGATCATCCGCAGCGGGAAAAACCTCATCGTCGCTCGCGGCGTGCCAATGGCGGAGGCGGTCCAACATCTCAACGAGAACCTGCAACACATCCAGCAGGTGCCTGAGCCGCATGTCCCGCACGCGGTGCCGCAGACAGTCATGAAGGAATCGCCGAGCTGGCTGTCACGCAAGCGCGTGGTGTACATCAACCCATCCGCGCGCAACTTGAATACCTTGATACGGACCAGCAAGGACCACAAGATCAAGACACTGATCATCGGCGACAACTTCGTGGCCGGCAAGGGCGGCATCAGACACTACGATCTGCAACGGGTCCTGCAACACGCCGGGCATCCGCTTGGCGGACAACATTACTACGGCGCCCATAACAACGTGCCGCCCAGGCCGTACACAAACAGCGCCGGTGGTCCCGCCGAAATCAAGGCCGGCTTCAATGCCTCTCAGGCGCGCGATGCAGATGGTCGCTGGTCTGGCGGCGGTGGCAGCGGGCGCAACGGCCCCGTCATCGGCGGCAGGATGCGAGGGATGCACACGCTCGATTCCGGCACCATCAGCCACGAACGCGGAGACATCCTGGTCAATCCTCATCCGAGCACGTTGGCCGATGCCCTTGCTGATCATCGCGCCAGGACCGGCAAGCCGCCAACTGTCATGGCGTCGGGCGATAACTTGATTGTCGGGCTTGGCAAGGTGACCCGTGCGGACTTGCACAAGATGGATCTGCGACATGCGCCAGTTGATGTGGCGGACGAAGAGGACGAATTCGGGTCTGGGCTTGGGATCTTCCATTCTGATCCTTCGGAAGAAGATGGGCCGCAGAAGCTGATCCAGCACCCGAAGGGCAGCATCATCGTCAACCCGCATTCCACCGACATTGCCCGCATGGTCCACGGCACGGGCGGCGCGATTCATTTGATCCATGCAGACGGAAACATCATCGCCGCAGGATCAAACATACCCCGCAATGAGGTTCTGAAAGCGGTTGCAGCCCAAGGCGGACATTTCCGCCACATCGCCGCAAGTGCCACCAAAAGCGCAGACGCACCCGCGGAGGTCAAGGAGAGCGACATCATGACCGAGCTTCAGGCGGCACTCAGTGGTTTTGAGCTGAAGAATGCGCCGATCCAGATCCCGGACATCTTCCAGACCGCGGCCGAACTGAAGTTTGTCGGTGATCCGGAGGAAGGTATTGTCGAAGGCTATGCCTCGATCTATGGCAACCGTGACCAGCATGATGATGTCGTCATGCCAGGTGCATTCGATGAAAGCCTGAAGGAATGGAAAGAGCGTGGCAAGCCCATACTCATGTATGGCGAACATTCACCATACAAGACAGGGGGTGATCCTTACCCGATCGGCGTGTGGGACAGCCTGGAAAGTGACGGGACCGGGCTGCGGGTCAAGGGGCGGTTGCTGGCGCTGGATCATCCCGACGTCAAGCGCGTGCATACATTGATCAAGGCAAAGGCGCTACCGGGCATCAGTATTGCGTATAACGTCAATCCCGGCGGCGCTGACTTCCCCCGCAAGTCAGGCGAGCCGAAGCGCCTGCTGAAAAGCGTGAAGCTAGTCAGCATCGATCTGACGGCCAATCCAAGCAATCCGCTGGCCTTGATCGACGGGTTCAAGGCGATCAGCGGCATGCAGCAAATGATGGCTCAGGCTGCGCCAGAGCAGGATGCAGAGGCGGAGGGCGATCCCGAGCCCGATGTCGAGACCGCGCTTGATGCGCTGCATGAGGCAATGTCCGCGTTGCAGGACATGCTGGAAAGCGAGGAGCCGCCTGATATCGAGGCGCTGGCGGACCTCATGATGCAGCTCCACGGGGTCCGGGATGCGCTGACGAACAATCATCCGGTGCCTGTGGATATGGACATTACCGACGCTGGCCCCATGCCGGACGACACAGGCACCAAGGCCGGTTTCAATGCGTCTCAGGCCCGCGATGCGGAGGGCCGTTGGACAGGCGGCGGGGGTGGCGGCGGCTACGTCTCCAGGCATCAGTCTGTCACAGCGGTCGCGACCAATACCCACATCGCGGATGCACACGGCAATGAGCATATCTATGCGCCGCAAGTCATCCGCCACGCGAAAGGCTCTGTGCTGATCAACCCGCCGCCAGCCGTGTTGGCTTCGGAACTGCGGCGTAATCGCGAGCACGGTGGATCGCCGCCGCTTATGGTGGCATCAAGCGGCAACCTGATGCTGAAACTGGGCAACGCGAGTATGCGGGAGCTGCGTGACAGCAACGATCGTGAAAATATCGATCTCAGCAAGGTGCCCAACCGGGAGCATGCCGTCATCCAGACGGACGACGGGCCGATCCATGTCAATCCCACGCACAAAGATCTTGCCACGATGATGTATATAACAAACGGCAAGATCAATCTGACTGACGCCGGGGGCAATCTGCTGGCGGCCCCTGCGGCGATCCCGCATGACGAGATGATCCGCCGGGTTGCCGCGCATGACAAGCGATTCAGCCATCTGGCGCAGCATTTCATGAAGGACGCGGTCATCGAGGTCGAGGCCAAATCTGACGCCGCGATCATCCGGGAATGGATCGATGAGCTGACAGACGCCGAGATGAAGGCGGGCGAGGAACCACTGCTGGAATGGGTCAACCCGGCAGGCGGGTTCCAGCCCACCATCCGGCAATTCGAACACTGGCTCCGGGATGGGGCCGGGATTGGGAAGCGCAAGCTCTCCCACAGCGAAGCACGCGAGGTTTCCTCGGTCGTGTTTGGCAAGAGCGCGCCTCGGGATGAGGCGGATCAGGACCAGTCGGCCGCACGGGATTTGGCCCGCACGCTGGCCGGTTTTTCCCTCTCATTCAAAGGTAACTAGCGATGCCACTTGACGGGACTGAAAGCGACCTGAAGTCGCTCGCCTATGACCTGAAGCGTTCCACAGACGAAGTGAAGTCGTTTGCTGAGCGGGTCAACACCGAGATCAAGAATCTTGGGCGGGCAACTGAGGAAACCAAGCATGGCGCTGATAAGGCGCTGATGGAGATGAACGGGCTCAGCGCCCGCGTGGCCGAGGTGGAACAGCGCGTCAGCCGCCGCGGCAGTGGCCCGCAGCATGAGCCAGAGACGCGCAAAAGCATCGGCCAGCACGTCATCGAGAACGAGGAGGTCAAGAGCCGGCTGCTAGGCGGGGCTCAGAAAGGCACGGTGCATTTCCCGATTGAGACGAAGGCAATCCTGTCCTCGACCAGCTACTGGGGCAGCACGGCAGACGTCAGCAATGCCCTGGTGCGTGCGGACTTCCGGCCCGACATGTTGTCGCTGCCCATGCGGAAGATGACCATCCGGGATCTGGTGGCGCCGGGCGAGACCAGCAGCAACAACGTTGAATTTGCCATCCAAACGACTCGTACGAACAACGCTGCGGTCGTTGCGGAAGCGGCACTAAAACCGACAAGCACCTATGCATGGGACCTGAGAAGCTTTCCGGTCAGGACAATCGCGCATTTGGTGAAGGCATCACGCCAGATCCTGGATGATGCACCGGGGCTGCGCAGCACGATC